GTGAGGTATAAAAATGAGAAGACAAATCAGAAGAGGTGTGTTTGAAACAAACTCCTCAAGTCAGCACAGTCTTTGTATTATGAAAAATAACGACCACTATACGTCTAATGAGATTGCACGAGATTTTTATCTTTGTAAAGATAGAGAAACTGGCGAAGAAGATTGTGTATGGAATATATGGGATCATGATATGGAGTTTGGTAGAAGCCCATTTAGAGCTTTGGGTAACTTTCATGATAAATGGTTATATGCTTGTGCTTCATTGGTTCACGAATACAACGATGATACTTATAAGGAATTAGTAGCACTTGCAATAAAATATGTTCCTGGTTTGAAGAAAATTAAAGTGCCTATGATTCATGATTCTGTTGCAGATAAAAATCATCCTGAAAATAAAGACAGTGATTATGCTCATGAATATGGAAAGACAGAAGATGAATTTAATGAGTATTTGGAACAGAAAGAAAAAGATTGGGGCATTGAAACAATAGAATATTGGGTAACTGACAATGGATATTTTCATTATGAGAAACCATATACAGGATACGTTGATGAGAATATGCTTGGTGGCTTTCTTAAAAAGGAGAATATTACATTAGAAGAGTATTTGACAAATAAAAAATATGTTGTCATTCAAGATGGCGATGAATATTGTTATTGGTCAGATATGAAGAAAGCTGGTTTAGTAAACATGGATGCAATTGACCATGAATACCCAAGAGATGATTACGGAATGGAGGATTAAAAATATGAAGAGACAGATTAGACGTGGAGTTTATGAAACTAACTCATCAAGCACACATTCACTTACAATGTGTAGCGAGGAAGAATTCGAACAGTGGAAGAATGGCGAACTTCTTTTTGATAAATGGGGTTCTGAACCATTTGTAAAAGCAAATAGTTTATCAGATGATGATAAGAAATATGCAGCACAAGACTATGAAAATAACAAAGATGAATTTTCTAAAGATTGGTCAGACTTGTCAGAATCTGCGAAAGAAAAGTATTATACCAAATACGCAAAAGAGAACAATATTGTAGACGAGGATGCCAAAACCTATGAGGAGTGGCGGTACGGTGATCTTGAAACATTTGTAGATAGATATACAAGCAAAAGTGGAGATAAAATTGTTGCGTTTGGTCAATATGGATACGATGGTTGATTTAATTTAGGAGGATTTTAAGAATGGAATTATTAGGAAGATACATAAATGGAAACTTTAGAACCACAATTTTGAGCGATGGAACAAAGATCAGAGAAACAGAAGATGATGAGTTTGTACCAGCTTTTGCAGAGAATATGGATATAAAAATTTGTAATTTTTGCGATATGGGATGTCCATTCTGCCATGAAGGTAGCACAACAGATGGAAAATTTGGAGATATTTTGAATGAGAAATTCATTAACACACTTCATCCGTATCAGGAAGTTGCTCTTGGTGGTGGAGATGCTACAAGTTATCCTGATTTAATTCCGTTCTTACAGAAACTCAAAGATAGAAAAGTCATTGCAAACATGACAGTTAATCAGATTCATTTTGAAAGAAAACAGGAACTTATTAGAAAGCTTGTTGATGAAAAACTTATTTATGGTCTTGGTGTATCACTTGTAAATCCCACAGAAAAATTTATTGAACTTATTAAGCAATATCCAAATGCGGTTGTTCATGTAATCAACGGAGTATTAAAACCATCGGATGTAGAAGCTTTAGAGAATAATAATCTGAAGATGCTGATTCTTGGTTATAAACATTTAAGACGTGGTGATGATTTTTATTCAGAAGATCATGAAAACATTGTTGTAAAGCAGAATTGGCTATATGAAAATCTTGCAGATATTATTGAGAAATTTAAGGTAGTTAGCTTTGATAATCTTGCTATCGACCAGTTGAATGTTAGAAGATTGATGTCTGATGAAGAATGGAATGAGTTCTATATGGGGGATGACGGTCAAATGACTTATTACATCGACATGGTAGAGCGTAAATTTGCAAGAAGTTCAACGGCTGCATTTGATAAGAGATATGACTTATTGGATTCGGTTGATGATATGTTCAAGGTTATTGTGAATGAGGAGAATAAGTAACTGTGAGGTGTTTATGAATAAATATTGGGAAGTAGGAGAGAAAAACAAATTCGGCAAAGAATGTTATAAATTACATTTCAGTCAGTTCTATGAAGAAGAAAATGAGAATGTAGTGGTTGGATTTGTTCAAGATGAAACGGATGAGAATGTTTATATTTATGTTTCAGAAGAATTAAATGTAAGTAAGAAAGTTATTAGTGACGATATTAATTCTATTTTTAAGGAATTCAGTAAGTACAATATTCGAATTAACAGAGTTGCAGGTCACGGCGTGTTTATTACCGGTGATGAATTTTCGATCAGGCGTGCAATGAAGAGTTATTGCAAGTACAGTATTGGAAATAAAGTTATACGGGAAGCGTCTGATAACAGAATAAGCGTGGAAGACCAGGAACTTTGGATTAATAATTTCGGTCAGGACAATTTTGAAAAATCTGTTGAGGTAATTCATTATATTGAAGAAACATATGGAATTGCGTATACGGATTATTCATTTAAAATGTTGGCTGACTATCTTTGCATACAGTTATTCAGGGTAAGAATGGGAAATGTTATTACGGAAGACATAATTCCGGAAGATGAGAACATTAAATATTCTGACATTGTGGACAAGGTTGTTGAGAAGTTTAGCAGTTTAAGCAAGTGTAATCTTAACGAATATGAGAAGCAGTATATAGAGATTCTCCTGGCGTCAGCGTCAGTTCAGAGCAATACTGATTTGTACAAGGCCATAAGCAGTGACAAAGAAGAAAAAGCTAAAAAAATATCAGGTGAAATGCTTGAGTATCTGTCAGAGATTTTAAATATTGATCTGACATCTAATGAATTGTTAAAAACAAGTATGGAGAATTTTGTTCCGTCATCACTTATAAGAACTAGGTACGGAATTGAGGCAACAAACCCATTCCTTGGCGACATAAGAGAGATGTATTCAGGAATATTTGCAACATGTTTTACGTTAACAAGGTTTTATGAAAAATATTGTGGAGCAATACCAACAGATCATGAAATATCGTTTCTTGCATTGTTTGTAGGTGGGGCACTTCACAGAAATGTAAAAACAATCAGGGCTGTTATTCTTGGAACAAGCGGAATTGCTGCATCAACAATTGTTGCCAGAAAGATTGAAAGCAGAATAGAAGAAATAAAGATTGTGGCGATTTTGTCATCAGAGTTAATGGACACTATTGACCAGTATGATTGTGACATAGTTTTATCTACGATTTCTTCTTTTGAATATGAAGACAAGGTGGTTCATATATCACCGATTATAAGTGCAGAGGATGAGAAAAACATAAAGAGTAAGTGCTTTGAAATAGTTTCACATCCGGAGCTTCAGAAACAGGGATTTTATTCGTTAATAGATATTGACAATATTCTCTTTGTTAATGAAAAATTAGACAAAGAAAAAATCTTAAAGGAAGCATGCAAAAGGCTTTACAACGGAGGTTATGTTAACAAAGATTTCTTTGATGACGTAATGAAAAGAGAGAAGATTGAACCTACGGCAATAGGTAACGGCGTGGCAATACCACACGGAACTCCTGATAATGTTATAAAGCCTAAGGTATTTGTTGTACGACTGGCACATCCTATTAATTGGGGGGGAAAGATGGTTGATACAATATTTATATTGGCAATTAATTTCGACAATATTGAAAGCACTAAGGCATTCTTCCATGATTTTGCAAGACTTTTGGGATCTGGTGATAAGATTGCTAGAATAAGAAAATCATCGGATATTAGAGAAATGGAGAAAATTCTAAAGGAAGAATTGTCTTGGGAGTAAAAATATAAAAACGATACAACCTTTATAACTAAAAGGCTTGATGGAAATTGCACTAAGTTTAGTGCAATTTTCTTTTTTTGGAGAAATTGAAAAAAAAATTATAACAATATAGAATGAAAACACAGGAAAGTGGTAATTTAAGAAAAGGAGGCACGGTTTTGGCTGAAAAACTTATTGATAACGATTTTGTTATGTTTGATTTAGAGGCAGACAGTGCAGAAGAAGTTATTAGAAAGATGGCAGATGTCATGGAACAGAATGACAGACTGATTGATAAGGAAACATATGTGGCAGATGTGTTACAGAGAGAAAAAGTGTCAGGAACAGCAGTAGGATTTTCAGTTGCAACCCCTCATGCAAAGTCAGAA